CGTAACCAATATTTTCTTGTGTAAGAATATATTCTACACGTTTAAAAAATTGTGCTGCGAGTTTTTGTTTAGAACCATTGATTTTAAAATCAATTACTGTGCAGCGTGAATGAATTGGATCGATAATCCTATTCTTATAGTTGCAAGTAAAGATAAAGGAACAGTTTGATGCAAATTCTTCAATTGCACCACGCAACGCAGGTTGAGTCGAATTGGGATTTAGATAATCCGCCTCATCAATGATGATGACCTTTCGACCTCCAGACAAGGACACGGACGAGGCATAGTTTTTAATTTTATTGCGTAGTACGTCGATTCCTGATTCATCAGAACCATTGATAACAATAAAATCACAACCAACCTCATTACATAGTGCCTTTGCAACAGTAGTCTTGCCAACACCTGCGGTGCCAGAAAGCAAAAGATTAGGAATCTCTTTCTTGTTTACATACTCAAGAAAAGTGTTCTTAATAAATTCGGGAAGAATACAATCTTCAACTCGTTTGGGTCTATATCGTTCCACCCAAAGTGTATGTTTTAAATCATTCATAAAATCTCCATAATGTATAAATAGTTGTGGGTCACCGAATTAGCCGTTCGTACCCACCCTAACATTGTAAAGGAATGTCAGCATGTTTATTTATCAAATAACAAATAATTTAACTAATGAATCTTATGTCGGTAAAACTATTAATCAAATTGAAAAACGATTTTATCAACATAAGTATAACGCATTAAAAAATAAAAGTCAAACATATTTACATCGTTCAATTAGAAAATATGGCGAAGACAATTTTACTGTTTGTTTATTGGATGAAGCAAACTGCATAACAGAATTAAATCAAAAAGAAATAATTTGGATTGAAAAACTTTCACCAAAATATAATATGACCAAAGGTGGTGATGGTGGAGATAATTCTTCTTCTCCAAATTTCATCAAATCCATGAAAAAATATCATAAAAATCGTTCATCTAAAAGTTATGCGACTTATGGTATGTTAGGCAAACAACAATCTGATAATTTTTTTAAAAAAATAAGAGAATCTAATTCTTGTCCTGTTATGTGTGATGGTAAAAAATATATTTCTGTTGGTGAAGCTCAATCTGCAAATCCTGGTATAAGTATCAGAAAAAGAATTGATAATCCAAAATATCCAAATTTTTTTAGATTGAAAAATAAAGTCAAAAGAAAATAATCAAAATCTCCATAATATATAACAAAATTAACCGACGACGGTATCTTTCGCCTCAAAAGCAATCCAATATTGGATATCTTCTTTCACATTTTTAAAATGACCAATGCCCTTGAACGAGATTTTAACTTCATAAGTTCCAGGAATCATTTTAATGTTTTCTGTTTTGAAAACAATTTTATATTTCTTATCATCCGTACCAACAGAAATCGAGTTCGTATGGGTAGAATTATCATTGGCATCAAATGCCACCATTTCAATATTTTCACCATCGCATTGAATTGCAATATGTGGTGAAGAAAGTACACTCGCAGTTTTCATAATTGAATCATAATCTTCTACAGAAAGATTAAAATTACAATCAACAGAAGGCAAATTAATCTCTTTCTCTGGCGGTGTCACAATCATTTCTTTTGCAGTCATACGATATTTGACTTTGTTACGTCCATTTTTAAAAATGACATTAGATTCATCAAAATCAATTTCTGCTGTATCTTTAAATAAAGAATGAACTGAAAGGAACTGATTCAAATCATAGACGCAAAAATCTCTAGGAAAACTATCTTTAAGAATAGCTTGCGCCAATACGGTTTTACCAGCAGAAACAGTTGTTAGTTTACTGCCAGTTTTAAACTGAATGCCTTGATTGATAGAAGAAAAGTTCTTCAAGACGGTCAGAGTTTCATTAGACAACTTCATTAATTTCTCCATTATGTAAAAGTTCTTTCATTCTACTAGGTCCTAGGTAGAATGTCAATATAGAAAAGATATTGTCTCTCAATGTTTCTTTTGAATTATTATTTTCAATTGATTCATCGATGAAATTACCTATCCATTTCCATTCAGATTCATGCACGCCAGTTTCATACATTAAAGACTCGGATTTTTTACATCCTTGATTTGCTTCAAAAGCAATTTCAAACCAATCAGGATTTTTTCCTCTTTTGACTTCAACAAGAATTCCACCTTGTTTTTGAATCCATTTCATTTCATTTGCAAATCTAACATCCGTAATGACATAGTTTTTATTCTTGTCAATCTTTTTTTCTAAGATATTGATCCAAATATTTTCATTGAAAATATCTCGACCTACTTCTGTTCCAATTCTTTGCAATGCCATTCTAGGCGTAAATTCATATCCAAATTTTTTAGACCAAAAAGGATCATATTCTTCACGAAATTTTCGTGATTCTTCTGTATCGCCCTCTAAAAGATGTCGCGGCCAACCAAACATAACTGAAGCAGTATCTTTGACTGGACCCGCGAAACTTTGTTTTTCGAATCCAATTTCTTTTAGAATGTCACCAGCAGTTCCTTTACCTGAACCAATAAACCCGACGAATCCTACAATCATTACATTTCTCCGACATAATTAGCCACAGCGGGCATATCTCCTTGAAAGTGATAAGTTCCAATATGTGTAGTACGCATCCATGGGCAAAGCCAGATTTGACCCCCCATATTACGCCACCATTGGCAGAACATATAATCTTCTGACAAATACCGTTCAGACACTTTATCAATCACAGTATCAAAGTATGCATGAATATAACGAGAACCGTCAAAGTGTGCTTGACCAACGTGATCTGGTTTATATTTAAGATTTGGATATTGTTCAGCAAATTTTGGGAAAACTTCACGTTTTATCATCATAAAACCTGTACCAATTTCCATCACTTCAAGTGGATCTGAAACTGAGAACTGTGCAGTACCTTTAACTGGATTAAACACATAGTCGCCAGTAACTTTTTCAAGTGTTCCGGAATCAATTTCAGGGTTCTTTTCCATTGCCCTTTTTACGGCACGCCATTTGATTGCTTTCTTTGGATAAGGTGCGCCAATAACTTCTTTATCTAAAGCTAACATTGCAACGATATCTTTTGGATCAAAGCTAATATCAGAATCTAGAAATAGAAGATGTGTTGAGTCCGAACGATTTAGAAATTCATCAACAAGATAATTACGAGCTCTTGTAATCAAGGATTCATTAAAAAGGAATGAAAATTTAATTTGAATTCCATATTGTAGACACATACCTTGTAGGTCAAGGCAAGACTTCATATAAAGTCCATGATTCATTCCACCATACATTGGTGTCGCAACAAATAGACTTTTCTTTTTCAAGTCATCGATATTAATTTTAATTTCCATTTTATCTCCACAATTTTATAGGAGAGGGGCATTTCTGCCCCTCTGTTTTCTCGGAATTAAAATTAACCGAGTGAATAACCTGCTTTCAATGCAGTTTGAACTAAAGTTTTAGTTGGCGTACCAAGACGATAGAAATTGATTTTACGCCCGTCTTTAAGAGTACGGGTATTACGATAAATGCAATGTCCATCTTGACGAAGTTCGTGAATTCGTGCGCTAACATTTTTAATGCCGAAACGACGTTGAGCCTGTTTTACAGTAAAGGTATTATAACCTTCGGTTTGTTTGAGTGCTGCAAGCATACGTTCTTTAACTGGCAATTTTTCCATTCTATTTTCTCCTTAAACATTTTAAAAAATCTCTTTCGAGATATAACACTATACTATTATATAGTAAATTTGTCAAGCGGTTTTCTGGTAAACTTAGCGACCGACTTGAGGTAAATATCGTGACTTAGTTTCTTCCCAAGAAAGGTAAATAAGATCATCATAGAACAATGATTCGTATGAAACTGTATTCTTCTTTTTTAACATTGAAATCCTTCCTTTTGCATATTTTGTTTTCCAAATATCTGTCAATGATTCAGTAGAAGTGTCAAAAGATTTGACCAAATCTTTATCCGTTATTTCTTTACGAAGATATTCGAATGTATTGTTATACAATGATGAGAAGTAAATACCTCTTTGGTGTTCTGTGCGAATAAGATTCTTAGGTATTCCAAGTTTACTGTAC